ATACATGCCAAACAGGTCTGATACCTTAGTTCCCATGCCTCCACCGTTCATGTGGGCATAAACTACGGTTTCATTTTCGGGCATACAGCCCTCTAATCTTACTTGGCAAGGCATACCCCTTGCTGATGCTGTGATTTTACTCATCTTTTTTACTTAAATTAAGTTCAAATTGTGCTACTGATACATAAGTTCTACCAATCATGTCAAGCACATTTTGTGCATTCTCACGACCATACTCACCTACTGATTCATCATCAGCCATATCTTTTAATACGCCAGTAACTATTTTTAACACTTCACTATCTAACTTTTGATAACTCATATACTACTCCTTGTTATAAATATCTATTTCCATGTCTGAGAATTTAGAATACTCACCCTCAAACTTACACTTAACCCAACCAATTTGCCCCATTCTATTTTTGGCAACAATGATTTCAGCTAATCCTCTGTCATCTGATTCTTCCTTATTGTAGTATTCATCACGGTACACCATAATAATACAGTCTGCGTCTTGCTCAATTTCACCAGAAGAGCGTAGGTCACTCATAAGAGGGCGTTTGTTTTCCCTCTGCTCTACTCCTCTACTTAATTGTGATAGTAGAATTATAGGTATGTCTAGTTCTTTAGAAAGATATTTTAGTTCTCTAGTAATGTTACCTAGTTCTGATATCTCTCTTCCTTTATCGTACTTCATAATCTGTAAGTAGTCGATAACTATACAATCTAATCCTGTCTGACCATTAACTTGTCTAGCTTTAGATACTACATCACCTACTGTTATGTTACCTCTGTCTAATATAGTCATGTTTTTTTCATTAGCTTTGGCAAGTGCTTCATAAAATCTTGTGTTTTCTGACTCTGATAAATCGTTCCTGTCTACTTTGTTAAGATTAATTTCTGTTTGACAAGCTACCATCTTCATCATTAGTTGTACTTGTTGCATTTCTAATGAGTAGAACAGAACATTTTTAGTCTTACTAATGTTGTCTGCTATGTTAAGTGCTAGTGTACTCTTGCCCATGCTTGGTCTACCAGCAAGAACAGTTAATGTACCCCCTCTCATTCCCCCGAGAAGGCTATCGATAGATTGAAAGCCAGTTGATAAACCTGTTCCATTCTCGTGCATGTCTTGTATGTAGTCAACAGTTTTACTAATGACATTAACCATAGAGCCTTCTTCATCATTTGCTTTTAATACTTCTAGCTTGTGAATTTCTTCTACTGTAGTTTGATAATTGTCATAGTTGATATTCATTTTCCATACTGAAATATCATTTTCAATTCTTGTGTTACGAATATGATTTGCATAACTTACTATGTTTCCTACACCTACACATTCTTCCATCATAGTACAAAGAAATGGAAAGCCTGTCCAGTCACCACTATGATTACCTTGCATGTCTATCCAGTTTCGTAGATGTAGTGCGTCAATGTGTTCGCCCTCTTCTTTCATTTCTAATATGTAATCAAGTAAAGTACCTAAATTGCTAAGACCAAAGTCTTTTGGAGTCAATCCAGTTGACAGGACTTGTGGTAATACTGACTCATCAAGTAAGATACCACCTATAACTTGGCGTTGTGCGTCTATAGAATTTCTCATATCAAACCTCCCAACCTACGCCTTGTATCTGTCCAAATTCATCTGTGATATATTCCATATCATCTCTAAATTCTTCATCATAATCTTCTATTTTTGCATCATGGAAAAATTCAATTTCCCAATCATCTCTATTTATTCTTTTGCCATTTACATATAGTATCTTGTTCATGATTTCCTCCAGTCGTGTTGTTGTCCGTATGGGTTAACAACAGGCTTAACATCCTCTATCATTTCCCATCTGCGTTGGTTAATAAATGTTTGTAAGTGTGGTATAAATTTTTCTTCACATCCCCATTTGATATTCATCGCATGAAGTTTAGGTAGTACAGTCCTCCAATCTTTATGTTTCTTAAAGTTGTTAAACTCTGTTTCCAGTCCACGCTTCTTACCTTTGTAGTTAGTTCTAAATGTTTCAAAGGCTACTTCTTCATGGGGCTGATGTGCTTTAATGTTTTTTTCTGGTGTTATTTCTTCTGTGTGTCCACAACACGGGCATGTATATTCCATATCAGTAACTCCTGTTCGTTGTATGTGCCACATTAACCTTCTAAGTCTTTTGTTCATATTGATTTTAATGCTAGGTTCATCATCTCTCTAGCAGTATCCTCTTCAGTTTTAGTTAATATAGTTCTAGGTTTTGTTTTAATAGGTTTAGCAAAGATAACTTCTGGGTTCGAGGACTTGTTTAATCTACCTCTCATCATAGGTATTGAAGTATCTTTTCTTTTCCACTTGGCATTTAGTTTATTAGAGGCTTGTTGCACTGTCCATTTTGTGCCATCATCGAGAGTGTAAACTCGCAACGCTCTGCCTCTAGCGTTACGAGTTATAGCCTTCTTATCTACCACGGCAAATCGTCATCATCTGCATGTGTGTTTGCAGTTGGTGGTGTTTCTGTAACTGGCTGATTATCTTTTGCCTTAAAGCTAAAGGTTAGTTCGGGTGCTTTTGGATTGCCTCCCTTGTCTTTAGCCCATGCTGATATCCAATACTCAGTACCATCTACATTAGCAGTACCAGTAAGGTGAGGATGTCTATCACTTTCACGCTTTGGGTTCTTCCAAATGCTTCCTCTGTTTGTGTTGTCGTACTCTGGTGGCATATTTTCCTCCTATGCTTGGTTGATTAAATAACTATTATACACTAGAAAGTAGGGGAGTTAGTAGTAAGTTGTATACTTGCTCCATTAAATCCGATAGTATCTATCATGTCACATGAGCCTTGCTCATAATCAAAGACCATGATTCTATCTCGATTTATTTCTATCAATCTAAGTACATCTGAGAGTGGTATATTGTTTGCTAAATCAATAAAGCTATCTTCAATATCCTCTTCAATTTCTTTTTGGTTTCTGTTCTTTGCCATTACGCACTCCCTAAGTTATCTGCTACTGACTGTCTAAGTCTAAAGAAGTCTTTGTGTTGTGGATGTTCAACAATAAATAACCTAGAGTAAAAAGGTTTGTAGTCATTGTTGATTTTATAATCTTTATCAGTTGTTACAACTTTGGTTTCCCATCTGATACGATTGATAATCATCTCAGCCGATAGTTGTTGATGTCCTCTGTTCATTGCTTCAAAGGTAAACCTCTTAAACAATTCATAGACTTTGGGGTTAGCTTCGTGAAAGATTCTAAACTTCTGCTCACTAGCTGACACTCCTGTTGGATTAAACTCCATACCGAACTGTTGCTCGAATGCTGATTGTAGTTTTTTGTTTGGCATATCTATAATTAAACTTCCCATGTTATTCTCCAAATAGTTGTATGTGTTTGTCTTGTACTTGGGTGTGTCCGTTATCTTCTGCCCACTCCCAAATTTGCGTAGCCTTTTCTATGTCTTTGTTCTTGTGTGCTTCCACCAACTTGTCCATTGCCTTGTTAATCTCAAGGTTTCTTTTCTGTGTTGGTGTTGGTTTCTTACTAGCAGAGTTACCATCATCATCTTCGGTTGGTAATCCTAGCATACTTATAAGTGCATATCTCCGAGCGTAAGTTATACTCGCCCCCTGCACTTGGGGAGTGGGGTTTGGCATTAACAATCTAACTTCCGAATCAATGAATTGTTCGGGGTTATCTTGAAGAGATAATCTTGTGTAAAGTATATCTTGATTTTCCTTTGTTACTTTCGGGCATTGAGTCCACACTAATCCTAATGATTCACAAACAGGATTGATGGTATCAATCACATTGTTAATGTCTGCGTAATTAGATTTAAAGAAAGGGTTCTTTGCATTCTTACTGACTGCACCAATCATCCCTCTTGCCTGTAATATTACTGAGTATATATTTCTATCTTTCATCTTGCCTCCTTTGGCTTTGTTAAAATTGCTTAAAGGTATAGGGTGGACTTGAACCACCGACTCAGTACTTCTGTGTGTATACCCACTTCATACTGCGTTCCTTATCTAGTAACAGGATGGTTTGCATGAGAAATATCTTCCTCCCTTCCCCACTAGCTGAACTACTATACCTTTAAACAATCTCTAATAATTATTATACACTTTCTTTACTGACTTAGGAATATTTTTTTCCTTCCTGTAATATTGCTTTGCCATTTTATGTACCATCTTGACTGCGTACATCATCTGTCTTGGTGTGTCGTACTGTTCTAAGTGTACGACTGGCGTTCCATTTGCTATCTTCCTTACTCTGATTGGGTGTTCGTAGTATACAACATGTGTCCACTTACTACCCTTGCTTATCTGTAAGGCACAACGCCATCCTTCTTTAGTGTGGTGATTAATTACTTTATACATATAGCTTCATCCTTTCTTAGTTAAACTTAGTTCCAGTATATCAGAGTTCTACACATTTGTCAACTAAATAAATCTTGTTGTTCTAATGGTGGTACATAAACTGTTACTGGCTTGTCGCCTACTGTTTCTAATATTAAATTATTAACATCATCAGCAGTAGAATCTTCGGGCAACCACATAGAATAGTAACCTGTTTCAGTTACAGAACATGGAACACTTCGCCATTCTACATGGTCACTACTACAAAGATATCGGGGATGATGGTAAACAGTAACATCAACCCCATTAAAATTAAAGTTATAAGTTAATGTTTTCGATTGAGCCATTCTTTTAACTCCTTTATTCTTTTTGCTTCTGATTTTTTTATAAAATCTTCTTGCTCTTTTATTTCATGCTCAAACTTTTTGACATACTTAGGTGATAATAAATGTCTAGCATTATCTATAATTTCCTGTACTATTATTTCACAACACTCTTGTCTGTCATCATCAGCATGTAAGAATACACCATTCAATCTAGCATCTATTGTTACATCATCAATCCATTCACTAACTTCCATTGATGTTAAACCAGTTATTTCTTGGATATCATCTTCCCTTTCTAAATCATATAGGCTTTCAAGTTTCATAACTCACCCCCTTGAGTTACTTCCTCTAATATTTTTTGAGTAATAGTTAAGCTATCTTTTTGCTTGACCAAATCAATTATCATACAAGCGTGATACTTACTTAATGGTAAAGAGTAATCCAATCCTTCTCTATGACAGAAATCATTTATCACCCATAGTTGTTTTGATGTTGCAAGTTCTTTGCTTTCTTTCAATGCTCTTAATATTTTTTCTCTGCGTTCAGTAGTCATTATTTATTCTCCTTTGTAAAATGTAATTGAGTTCCATCTTCATTGAAACTAATGTCAACTTTAATTTTATGTTTCTCATCATCCCAATCTTTATGCTTTGACATTTCCAATTGTCTGCCATCTTCAATAGCAACAATAATATTATTCAATAATTCTTTTTTAGTTTGGGCTTGTAATTTTTTTCTCGCCCTCTCTGATTTTCTTCTTTCCTTTCTAAGAATTTTTGATGTTCTTTTCATATCATTAAAGTGCATTCCGTAACTTGATGTTGTTCCCATTTGATACTCCTTATTTTTCGGGGGCTAGATCCTAACGGAATTCGCCCCCTAATTAAATTACATAAAGACTTCTATTAAGTCTAAGATTTTTTGATTGTCATCAAACCAATCTTCCTTTTGAATGTAGCTAATGAAATCTGTTTTTTCTATTGACAAATATTCGAGTGTTTCTTCGAGTGCTTCTTCATCAATCCAGTTGTTTAATAATTGTGTAGCAAGTACATCTAAGTTAGTATCTAATCTAGTTTTAAAAACTAACATCTCAACCTGTTGTGTTACTGCCTTGATATTCATAATAATTTATTCCTTAAATAGTTAAAAGTTTTTTTGTTACTAAGTCCATGTTACCATAGTGTATAGTTCTTGTGTACTTATTTACTAAAAAAAGTTGAATCGATTTTAAGCTATCAAACTCTTTGATATAGCCTACTTTATTTTTAGCCATACAAAGCTATAGGTACAAGGGAGTTCGTTGAATTGATACTCTCAGTATAAAAAGTTTCTTCTTAGGAAACATAAATTAATTTATAAATGAGTGAACATTTCCTATTTACCTATGCTATAATATAATCTCATTAACTAAGAAAGGAAATACAAATGTCATACGATACTAATACTAAAATCCCGATGTCAAAAACTGCGTCATTATCTGACGCTGAATTTATGGCAGAGGAAACATGGGCAGAAGTTGGGAACAATCCTATCAATAATTTTTCTAGCGAGGGCGAACATAAAGAATTTGAAAAACTTGTTTATGCTCATGCCATGTATGATGAAAGTTATATCAAATCATTTATGGAAATTTATACAAACTACAAGGGGAAAAAATAATGTCATCATTTATAAATCATTTTAAAAAGACTGCTGAACAAAACGCAAAAGATTTGCAAGACAATGAACATGGAGTTGTTGGTCAATGGCAAGACTACCCTACCAACTGGGAAGAAATGCAAACGGCAGACATTGACGAGATGGAACAAGTCAAGCTAGAACAAATCAAACAAGATAACCGAGAGCCTATCGAGGAAGAAAGCGAGGAAAGGCAATACTGTATCAGTCGAGCCGACACCCTATAAAATATCTAATACCCTACTAATTTGGTGGGGTATTTTTTTGCCCTCACAAGTTCGGGCTAAGTAAGGATTCGCTAGTCGCTCAGTAAAAGCTAAAAGCAAAAGCAATAAGGTAAAGCCTGTCGGCTTTGTCTATGCTCTTAATGTTTCAAAGAGCAGAAACAACCGAGCGAAAGCAAAAGATAATCGACAAGAAAAGGTGCGAGAATCTGACAAAAAAAACCCCCCGTTAATAAATCTGTGGGGGGTAAAACGCGATGGTTTTATTTACGGAGTTAGTTTAAATTTACAAGTTTATATTCTCCAGATATAATTTTTTGTTCTGTTTCTTTTTTTGTTTCACCTAAAAATATATTTCTGTATCGGCTTGTTGTCCTTGAATAATTCCAGTAATGTTCATCAAGTTGAACAGTTCCCGAATACCATTTGATAGCTATCTTTGATTTATAACTTTGAAATGTTTCCGTTCCGTAGTTATCAGTTATAATAAATTGGTTCGGTCTATCGTTAATATTTTCTACTCTCATAATTGCTCCGTTATTTTTGGGGGCTAGATCCCTACGGGAATTCGCCCCCTGTTAAAATTAATTAAATGTTTCTAATGTGTGTTTATCAATCCAGTTTTTAAACTGCTCGTAAACTTTTTGCTTGTTACCTTTAAAACCAAACTCTGATTTAATTCTAGCGTAGCAAGTGCGACCTCTCGTCAATTGCATACCCTTAAATTTAATTTCAGTTTCTAAACCAATCAATAAAGTTTTTAATCTATAAAGATTTATTTGTTCTGGCTTGTCTAAAATAATACTCATAATTGCTCCGTTGTTAGTGGGGGATTTCTCCCCCTGTTAAATTAATCTTCTGTTTCTTCTTTTGTTTCTTCTTCAGCTAAGAAGTCCAATTCTTCAAACAAATCTAAAATTTCTCTTACTTTATAATTTTCACTTGATTGAGTGAAAGAAAGATTAATTGTAATTTTGTACTCGTCAAGATTTCCTTGAATAGTATTAGTATCATATTTTAAATGCGAGTCTAAAAAGTTAAATGCTAGATTTAAAATTGTGTTAGCTTGAAAATATGAACGAGCGTCTTTGAATTGTAATGTTAAGGTATTTAATTTTTTCATGATATCTCCGTATTATTAAAAAGTGTCTTTCTTTGTAACTGGTTCTATTATATCAAATTGGTAGAGGTGTATAAAGTTTATATAGAACCACAGGAGACAAGTTGGTAGTCCAGATTAAAATATAGTTGTTTAACCTGTTGACTGTTTTCTAGTTCATCAGCTAAAATCTTACATAGCTTTTAAGCAGTCGCCAAGTAGCTAGAAAATTATATGTTTAGTAATAGTTTTGTATTTTGTGCGTTGCTCTTTCGTGGTAGATAAATTAGGAAAGATTCTCTATCCCTCTTACATTTACTTTGCTCTCACAAATGGGCGACACTATGCTCCGTTGTCGCTAAGTGTCGCAAGAGCGTGAAGGATTCGCCTAAGAGTCGGCTCAGCTCGGGCTAGGATAAGCCTAGAATAAGCTGAACTGTATAGGGGTTCTGTTATTTCCAGCCTTATCTCCAGCCCTTCGCTTTGTGAAAGGCATGGGCTTAGCTAAAGCTAAGTGTTTATTTGTTAAGAGCAAAGCAAAGCAAAGCAACAGCTTACTGCTTTACTTACCGTGTTCTAGTACATGCACTGGGGGGAGGCTCATACTATGTACCTACACACATATATTACCTCCAACTTACAAAAAACAGAATTTCACTTTTTACTTGTGTTATAATACCCACAAGACAACTCTAATCTGAGCCTTATGGCAGAACCTAAAAGAAAAGCAGGAAACCCTAACTTCCACAAAGGGATGAAATCACTTAATGGACAGGGTAGACCAAAGGGTTCTGTTAACAAGTATACTGCTTTGGCACGAGAGTTAATGTCAAACAAATCTCCAGAGATAGTAGAAAAGGTTATAGAGAAAGCTATGGAAGGGGATGTGCATTGTCTAAAGATGTGTTTGGATAGAATTCTCCCTGTTCACAAAGCTGTAGACTCTACACGCACTAAGGCTGATGCCCAAGTGATAATTAATGTTTCCTCTCTGGATAACATTCAACAAAAACTTGATGTGACTCCAGAGGGTGAACTTATTGAACCAGAAGAGAAAACAGACGATGAAGTAATTGTTAATATAGACTCAACACCAATGGCAGAAAAGTTTGGCTGAATTAGACATTAATTTACACCCTGCTCAACTGCAAATATTCCAATCCAACAAAAGATTCAAGATAGTCGCTGCTGGAAGGCGATTTGGAAAGTCCTACCTATCTGCTTGGTTATTACTCATAAATGCTATACAGTCAGAATCTAAAGATGTATTCTATATAGCACCGACCTTTCAACAAGCCAAAGACATTATGTGGTCTATGCTGAAAGAACTAGGAAGAGATTTAATAGTACAAGCATACGAGAACACCGCAGTTCTTACTCTGATAAATGGTAGGAAAATATATTTAAAAGGCAGTGACCGACCAGAAACCTTGAGGGGCGTGGGTTTGTCATATGTCGTGCTTGATGAGTACGCCAGTATGAAACCTATTGTATGGGAACAAATCATACGACCTACACTTGCTGATGTAAAAGGTAGAGCCTTATTTATAGGTACACCTGCTGGTAAAAATCATTTCTTTGATTTGTATCAAGACGCAATAGAAGATGAAGAAAACTGGGATGCGTTCCAATTCACCTCTGTTGATAATCCTTTTTTACCCCAAGAAGAGATAGAGGCTGCGAGTAAGTCAATGTCGTCTATGTCTTTTAGGCAAGAGTTTGAAGCGTCATTTGAAACTTTTAGTGGTGGTATATTTAAAGAAGAGTGGTTTACAGAAGATGAAGAACCAGAAGAGGGTAACTACTGTATAGCTGTTGACCCAGCAGGTTACGAGGATAGTGAGAAAGAACGCAATCTTAAACGCTCTCGACTAGACGAAACATCTATTGCTGTAGTAAAAATAGACCGTGATAAGTGGTGGGTTAAAGACATTATACATGGTCGCTGGAACATTAAAGAAACGGCTAAAAAAATTCTTGGTGCTGCGGTTAGGGTTGAATGTAGTTCTGTAGGTATAGAAACTGGAGCATTGCGTAATGCTATATTACCTTATTTGGAAGATGAAATGAGGACAGAAAACAAGTGGCTGTCGCTCGTAGAGTTGCGTCACGGTGGTAAAAAGAAAATAGATAGAATAACATGGTCGCTACAAGGTAGAATGGAACATGGTCAGATAACATTTAATCCAGATAAAGACTGGAGGGCGTTTAAAAACCAAATGTTAGATTTTCCAAACAAGATGGCACATGACGATTTACTCGACTCGTTAGCGTATATAGACCAAGTGAGCGTAAGTGACTTCGCCCACACAATAGAACTAGAGGAAGAATGGAGTCCAGTAGATGATATTGCAGGATATTGAAGATTTAAACGATAAAGATTATGAAGATGTATTAGAATTTAGTGCTGATGAGTCTACCTTAAAGTTAAGGTATGTTGCAGCGTTATCTATTATTGCAAATTTTGCTAATGACATAGACCCTACTTTAATACCCGATGATGAAAAAGTAGACTTATCTATATGTAAGATGATTATGGATGGTCACATTGAAATAGAAGAATTGAGTGACAGCATACATTAAAACTGTCTTTTGTGTTATAATCGCAACAATTTCTTAGGAATAAACTTTTATGCTTGACAAGAAAGAACAACAATACCAAGCCCTAGCTAGTTGGTTGATGTATAGACTAGATGGATGGCGAAACCATAGAGAGCAAAACTATTCATCTAAGTGGGATGAATATTATCGTCTGTGGAGAGGTATTTGGTCAGAGCAGGATAGAACAAGAACAGCAGAACGCTCAAGAATTATATCACCTGCACTACAACAAGCAGTAGAATCATCTGTAGCTGAACTCGAGGAAGCAACATTTGGCAGAGGGCGTTGGTTCGACATACAAGATGACATGCTTGACGCTGATAATTCAGAAGCAGAATATATCAGAAATTTATTACAAGAAGATTTAGAGAAAACTGGCTGTAAAGATGCTATATCAGAAGTATTTTTGAATGGTGCTATTTATGGAACTGGTATTGCAAAGATTGTTGTTAACCAAACAGTAGAAAGAGCACCAGCAGAACAGCCTGTTGAGGGTTCAATGACTGGAACTAGAGGTATTACTGAATATGCTTCTATAGATGTTAAAGTTGAACCTATTTCTCCTAGTGAATTTCTTATTGACCCTGCTGCAAACTCTATAAATGAAGCATTAGGCGTTGCCCACGAAGTAATTAAACCTAGATATCATGTAGTACAAGGTATACAATCTGGTATTTATCGTGATGTACCTCTTGATGGTGACTATGCTACCGTTAATATGGGTTTTAATGGCGAAAGCAAACAAGCTGATGAGTCAGATAATGTAAAAATTACAGAGTATTGGGGATTAATACCAAAAAGATTTATTAAACCTAAGGCTGACAAGGATGATTTTGAATATAATACAAAAGATATTTTAGTAGAAGCAGTTGTTACTATATGTAATGACGAATACATTTTGCGTGTAGAAGAAAACGCTTTTATGATGGAAGATAGACCTTTTATTTCATACCAACACGACATTGTGCCTAATTCTTTCTGGGGCAGAGGTGTTTGTGAAAAAGGCTATAACCCACAAAAGGCTTTAGACGCTGAAATGAGAGCAAGAATTGATTCATTAGCTATGACAACTACACCAATGATGGCTGCTGACGCAACACGCCTACCACGAGGCACTAAATTTGAGGTTCGTACAGGTAAAACGCTACTTACTAATGGTAATCCTAGAGAAGCTATTATGCCTTTGGATATGGGGCAAACAGACCCATCTACATTTAATCAAGTTGCTAGTTTACAGAACATGATACAAATGGGAACAGGTAGTTCAGACATGGCAGTCAATTCTGATACTGCAAGTGGTATGTCAATGATGCAATCAGCGTCAATTAAGCGTCAAAAACGTACACTTATGAACTTCCAAAATACATTTTTGATACCTATGATTAATAAATCTATGTATCGCAAGATTCAGTTTGATGTTGATAGATATCCTGTAACAGATTACAAGTTTGTGCCTTACTCTACTATGGGTATTATGGCCAAAGAACTAGAAATGCAACAAATGGTACAAATGTTACAAGCTATACCTAAAGATTCACCTGCATTTAATGTTATATTACTTGCAATGATGCAAAATTCTAGCATACATAATAGAGATGCTATTGTTGCTGGTTTGCAACAGGGCGAACAAGTAGACCCACAGATGGCAGAGATGCAACAGATGGGAATACAACTACAAGTCCAACAAGCACAAGCTGATATTAACAAAACAAACGCAGAGGCACAAGAAGAACAAGCAAGAGCATTGTTACATCAAGCACAAGCTGGTTCATTACAGCCTACTGAAATGGATATGGTTAAAGAACAGACACAAATTGCTAAAATGAGTGCAGATGTTCAAAGACAGCAGTCTGAAACTGCTAGAAATGTACCAGAAGTAGAACATCTTAAATCTGAAACAATTTTAAACCTAGCCAAAGCTAGAGCAGAAGGAACTAAATCTGTTATTAGTCAAAGAGTCCAATGAAAACAGATGAACAATTCTTGATGGACAGAATGTCTATGATGGAAACAAGTGGTTGGTTAGATTTAAAAGAAGATATATCAAATTTAGAATCTAATATTACTAATGTAGATAATATTAATTCTGAGCAAGACCTTTGGGCAGTCAAGGGTCAGTTGCGAGTTATAAACTTTATATTAAGTTTAGAAACAGCAACTACAATAGCGTTGGAAGAACTCCAAGATGGAAATCCAACATAATTAAACTTCATAACCCCACAGGGGCGGAGAAAAAATGAGTATAGTAGTAGATGGTACACCAGAAACAGGAGCACCTGTAGAACAAGCAGTAGTAGAAGAGGCAGTTGAGGTACAAGCAACAGCAGAACCAGAGGGTAATGTAGTTGAAGAAACCACAGAAGTCGAAATACCTGCTAAATATTCGGGAAAAACTCTTGGAGAGGTAATTGAGATGCACCAAAATAGCGAACAGCTATTAGGTAAACAAGGAACAGAGGTTGGTGAACAACGGAAGTTAATCCAAAGTTTACTTGAGGCGCAAAACAAAGCACAAACTACTATAGAAACGCCACAAGAAGATGCACCTAGTTTTGAAGATGTTTTTTATGATGACCCTGCAAAAGCAGTCAACTCAGCTATAGAAAATCATCCAGATGTTTTAGCTGCAAGAAAAGTACAAGCCGAACAACAACAACAACAGCAGTTGAATGTTCTTGAAAAGGCATATCCAGACTGGGAAACTCGTGTTGCAGACAAGAATTTCCAAGATTGGGTAGGTGCTAGTGAAGTGAGGAAAGATATTTTCCGTAAAGCTGATACTGACTTTAGACCAGACTTTGCTATTGAACTTTTTGATATGTACGATAAAATAAATATGGTACAAAAAACACAAGAAGTACAAAAGAAAGAAAAGGCTAAAGTTGATAAAGCATTACGACAAACTGTATCTGAAACTCGTTCCACACAATCTGTCGGTGGCAAGAAAATGTACCGCAGGTCTGATTTAATCAACTTGCAAATTACAGACCCGAATCGTTATGCTTCACTTGCTGATGAAATTCAGGAAGCGTATGCAGAAGGTAGGGTTAAATAATCATTTAATGGAGAAGTAAAATGGCTTTAGGTTCAAACCAAGTAACGACTTCCGTAGCTAATAACTTTATCCCCGAACTATGGAGCGATGAAGTTATTGGTGCGTATAAGTCAAATTTAGTGGTTGCTAATTTAGTAACTAAACTATCTCACAAAGGAAAGAAGGGTGACACTATTTATATCCCAGTTCCAGCAAGAGGTAGTGCAAGTGCAAAAGCAGCAAACACACAAGTAACATTATCAGCAGCTACTAATACGAAAGTAACAGTGTCCGTTGATAAACATTATGAGTATTCAAAGCTAATCGAAGATATTGCTGAAGTACAAGCACTAGCATCAATGCGTAAATTCTACACGGATGACGCAGGTTATGCTCTTGCTAAGCAAGTAGATACTGACTTGTTTGCCCTTACAGAGGGTTTACAAGGTGGTACAGTAGGTGGTTCTGGTGCAGCTTCTTTCGAGAAAGCAGTAATCGGTTCTAATGGTTCTACTGACTACACAGGTAATTCATCAAACGCTGCTGACATTACAGATGCAGGTATTCGTAGAATGCTCTTAACTCTTGATGATGCAGATGTACCGATGGATGGGCGTGTAATGGTAGTTCCACCAATCTGTGCTAATGACATGCTAGGAATCAGCAGATTCACAGAGCAGCAGTTCATTGGTTCTGGTGATGCTATCAAAACTGGCAAGATTGGACAAATTTATGGTGTTGATATCTTTATCTCATCTAATTGTCCTTCAGCTTCAGGTAACTCTGGTGCTGATAGAGTAGGTGTATTAATGCACAAAGATGCTCTAGTACTTGCTGAACAAGTGGGCGTCAGAAGTCAGACACAATATAAGCAGGAGTACTTAGGCGACTTGTTCACCTCTGATACTATTTATGGAGTTGCAGAACTTCGTAACGATGCTGGTGTTGCGTTTGTAGTTCCAGGAACTTAATAGTTAATTAAGTTGTAACCCCTTCTCACGAGGGGGTTATTCTGAATTAATTAGGAGTTTACATGCCTTTCTACGATTTTAAATGTGAAAACAACCATGTTAGCGAAACATTGACTTCTTATGATGCAATGCAAAAAGGAATAAATTGTCCTATATGTAGTAAACATGCAGAACGAATATTTTCAATTAACGATTTAAGACCTAGTTTTGGTTATGATAGCACTAGGTTTAACCAAAGAGAGAAAAAAAGATTAAGCAAGGATAAATTTAATGGACATATTTGACGATACATGCGAACATGACACAGTAGAAAACCTTGAACTAGAAAGGTTTAAAGCTAAAATAAGAGAAATCTGGTCAAGGTTACTCGATGAATGTTATGCTAAATATCCTACAGAAGGTATGGACTTAGAGCATTTTAAAGAACATAACGCTTTACATTTTGCTGATGAACCACAACCTGTAGATGAAATAGACAATCTTATGGCAATGTTAGATGATTTAATGAATCCCAAAGAAGAGTTAGACTCTGTTTCGGGTGAAGGTAAAGCACCTAAATACGGTAGTAGTACTCTAAAATCAAATAACGAACAAGGAAAGAAAGAAGCAGGTACATATGAATATAAACACACAACTACAAAAACTCCAAGCGACTCTCGTTCTGGAGGTAAAGGTGGCTCGTATGAGGGTACGCCATCTGGCAAACTCAGTAAAGGAAAAGATGCTAGGGTTATTAGAAGTTTCTCGCCAATGGCTGAACAACTTAAAGAAGAGTTAAAAGATTTAGCTTCAAGACAAGCTATTGGTAAAAGACGAATCCTGTTTAGAGCATAATGGCTAAAAAGACTCGTATTGACCGAAGAGGTAAGATTAGGAGCATTGTAAGAAGATTTCCTCCTGTCAAAAAAGCTCATTGGACAATTGTAAAAAGAGCAGCTAATTGGAAACGCAGAAGATTTATAGATGAAGTATGGTTAACTGATGGTATTACTTTATCAGATGTTATATTAATTACATATAATAGAAATTTTGCAGATACACTTACAACTTCTGATACTGTATCGCTTAATGATGCAAAAGTTTTAATTTCTAGTACGACTGTTGCAGATACAGATGGTGTATCTAAACACGCACAGCCGAGTAGTACAGATTCTATATCTATGTCTGATAGTGTTGGACTAGATATGCAAAGTTTAAACACGCAGTTTAATAACTTTAGTTTTAATTTCTGTTTGTTTAATGGTATTGGATATGACCAAGAGTTTTATACAGACTCAGTAACAATGTCCGATTCAGTTTCCTTACACGCAAGTAAGTCAGTAGGTGATTCTGTTAGTGTTAGTGACAGCATTGGGTTTTCATTCCAAATTGGAAGTGTGTTTAACTCTAGTGCTATGAACTTATCTCAATATAATAGTTAAAGGAGTAAAGATGTTAAACGAAAACTTTAAAGTTACTGGACAAGTAACTATCCAGAAGAACGGAGAAGTTGTTAGAGATATACCTAACACTATCGTGACTGCTGGAAAAAATAATATAGCTGCATTAATTACAGATGCAGGTGCAAAAATGACACATATGGCTGTCGGTACTGGAACAACAGCAGTAGCAGCAGGTGATACTACATTAGAAACAGAAACAGATAGAAATGCTTTGTCTGTATCTGGTGGTGCGCCTTCAACTAATACTGTAGTACATACAGCAGTTTGGAACGCAGGTGATGGTACTGGTTCATTAACAGAAGCAGGTTTGTTTTCAGCTTCATCTAGTGGTACTATGATGGCAAGAACAGTATTTAGTGCGGTTAATAAAGGTGCGAGTGATGTTTTAACAATCACTTGGACTGTTACAATTTCTTAGGAGGTTAGACAATGCCTGTAATTTATTCAAACAATGCCTCAACTACTTTAAGTTCAGGTATTAATAACTCAACAACTACAGTACCTATTGCTAGTGCTAGTGGTTTTCCAAGTATAGGAAGTGGTGAATACTATTTTGCTACAATTGCAAATACTAATAATACAAAGATTGAAGTAGTTAAAGTAACAGCAGGAACTACATCACTTACAGTAACAAGGGCGCAAGATGGTACATCAGCACAAGCCTTTGACTCTGGTGACAACTTTCAATTGCGTGTTACAGCAGCTACTTTAGAAGCAGCTAGTAAGACAGATGTTAATATTACTGGCGGTGCTATTGCAGGTGCAGCGATTACTAATGATGTTATTGACAGTCAACATTATGCTGATGGTTCTATTGACTTAGCACACTTATCAGCAGATTGTGTAGATGGTACAAAGATAGCAGATGATTCAATTAATTCTGAACATTATGTAGACGCTAGTATAGATACTGCTCACATTGGTGATGACCAAGTAACAGCAGACAAACTAGCTAACTCAATTAATACTGAAATTGCTGCTAATACAGCTAAAGTTACTAATGCTACACATAGTGGAGAGGTTACAGGAGCAACAGCCCTTACTATTGCAGATGATGTAGTAGATGAGGCTAATCTAAAAATTTCAAACGCAGGTACAAATGGATATTTCTTACAAAAACAATCAGGTAATACTGGTGGATTGACTTGGGCAGAAGTACCTGAAGGAGAAGATTACATACCTAATGGTTCTGTTATGGCTTTCTTTCAAGCTAACGCACCTACAGGTTGGACTAAAGTAACAACACAGAATGATAAAGTATTAAGAGTAGTATCAGGAACTGGTGGTGGTACAGGCGGTTCGGCAGCAACTTCAGCTCCTGCTCATAGTTTATCAGCAGGCGCACATACACTATCAACTGCTGAATTAGCTTCTCACAACCACAGTGGTGTTATAACTGGTTTAACTGTTTCAAATCCAGGAAATTATGCACTTTGGCCAGTATCATATCAAATTGTGTCAGGCGGAAGTTCTGGAAGTACAAGTTCTACGGGTAGTGGTAATTCTCACTCACACAGTTTATCTGGCTCAATAACAACACCACAATACATTGATGTAATCATTTGTAGTAAAGACGCATAGGAGATAATATGGCAACATTAACAATAATTAAAGACGATAAGTTTGTAAGCGTAGATGGTGTTGGGTTAATCCTAGATGCTGTTGTTTTACCTGCAAACGTACACGCAATTCAATGGGATGGTTCAGCAGGATGGATTGAACATAATGATGGTACTGCTAATGCAACAATAGACAGTATATCAGCATACTCAACAATAACAGATGACCACGCGACTAAAAAAACAGCTAATGAAACAGCAGCAGCAAAAGTAATATCAGATAAAGCAGCAGCAGATAAATTAGCAGAAGATGAACAAACTGCATTACACGCAACATATGGCTGGAAAAGACAATACGATGAAACAACTAGCTATGCTTCAGTTGGCGACCAATTAGACCAACAATATAAAGATGCAGTTAATGGAACTACCACTTGGAAAGATGGTATAGCTGCGGTTAAAGCAGCACATCCTAAACCGTAAATAACAGTAGATAAAGTCTATTAGACTCCTACAAGGAGATTTATGCCGAAAGGTAAAAAAGATTTAGAAGTTGAATTTACTTGCCCTCTTGGAAGTGAATGTGAAGAAATAAGAAATAATAAAATCTACAGATGTATGTGGTACACAAAAGTAGTAGGTACAGACCCTAACACGGGTGATACAGTAGATGATTGGTCTTGTGCTATAAGTTGGATGCCTACATTACAAATTGAAATGGCAAACACTAATCGACAAACTGGTGCTGCTGTAGAAAGTTTTAGGAATGAAACTGTTAAAGGACAAAAACAATTTAATGAATTAGTAAGCAGTAAAAAAGGAATACCTTTTCAGTCTTAATAGAATATGAATAGTCTTTTTTATGTAAACAATATTTCTTCATTTAGTAGTAATACAATGCTTGAAACAATTATTACAGAATGTAACAAGTTAACATTAGAAGAAGGACTTATTGGTTATGAAGACAAACCTAATGAGGTATTTAGAAAGTCACAGATTGCGTTTTTTAAAGATAAAAACATTCCTTTAAATAAACTAATGTACAACATTGCTACACAAGTAAACGATGAACATTTTGGTTTTGATATAAACAATACAGAACATATACAATATAGCGTTTACAATGAAAATGATAAAGGAAAATATGATTGGCATATTGATACTAACTTTTTTAATAATAACTTTACTCAACGAAAACTTTCAATTGTTTTGCAATTATCAGACCCAACCGATTATGAAGGCGGACAATTAGAATTAGATGTACACACATATGGCGTTAAGTTGGCTAATGATTTTAAAAAATATGTAAATCAAAAAGGTACTGTTATAGTTTTTCCTTCTTTTATAAGACATAGAGTAACTCCAGTTACAAAAGGTATTAGAAAATCATTAATTACTTGGGTTACAGGAGCAAATTTTAGATGACTAATAGACTGCGTAACAATGTAATAGCTGGGTTTATAGTTGTAGCATTTTGGATAGTATCGTTTTCAGCTATAGCTGCTGACCCTATCGTTACAGATTCAACAAGTGTTGTTACAACGACAGGTAGTCAAAAGACAGAAGTAATAAGTCCACCGCCAAGTGCAATAGCGCCTCAGTTTGGAAGTGGTAATAACTCAGATTTATGTACGATTTCTTCTAGTGGTTCAGTACAGACACAGATACTAGGATTGTCAGTAGGTACGACATACACAGAAGAAAATTGTTTAAGGTTAAAAAAAGCACAAAAGTTGTATATGTTTGGAATGAAAGTCGCAGCAGTTAGTGTGATGTGTCAAGACCCAGATGTTTGGGCAGCAATGATGTCGGCTGGAACGCCTTGCCCTATAGATGGTTTAATAGGCGACCAAGCAAAAAGAGCATGGGCAGTTAAGACAGATGAAATACCAATGCCAAAGGAAATAAATGAAGCAACTTTACAAGAAAAACGTGACAAGGCTCTTAGCATTATGGGTACTGTTGCTGCTGCCTTTATATTCTTTTAGTTACGACTTTGGCTATACAAGTAATGCTGCTATATATGGCAATACTTGGAAGATGAATACAGGCACTTTAGGTGTCAGCGTTGAAGAAGGTTTAGATATAAGTGGTGTGCTTTACAACTACACAACAGTTAAGAATGTAGTCGATGACTTTACAGTAACAATAGAAAGCGACAAAGTTGGTGGTGGTTATGTGTTTCAAGAAGAGCATGATTGGGATGGTCAGTATGGCGGTACAATACAGAATGTTATACCCTTGCCTTACACACCAATAGAGCAGTTTGGTGATGGTAGGATTAGAGGTACAGGCACAGGCAGTATTGAAGATGTAACCATACTTTATATGTACAGATGGGATTTATGTAGGAATGCACAAAATGATGAAAGTTGCCCAAATTACATACCGCCCTTACCAGTTATACCAGTTATAGAAATATATGATGCCTTAGACGATGAGTTTGTTGAACAGGCAACAGAGAAGTCGGATGATAAACTTCTGGATAAAGAAGAAGAAGAAAGAGAAACAGAAGAAGAAGATGAAGAAAAAGAGCGATTAGAAATTGCATTAGCCTCTACTGGAAATGCTTTGACAATAGCAAACGCGTCAAGTCAAGCAGCTATTTTAAAAGCAATGAACTTAGTAGCTAATATAAATTCTTACTATACTGCTAACATACCTAGTACAACTTATAGAGATACAATTGTACTACAAGACAAGGATATAGTGGATAATAGGTTAGTATTTAGAAGTTTAACACAAGAGCAGTTACACAACGAAATGATACAGGAGCAGTATAAATGAACAAATTAATAACTTTATTTTTAATCGTAGGACTAACTGGGTGTTCTTTATTTGCAAAAAAAGTAGAGGCTAATACTAATATTAATGGCAATGTAGAATCAAGATGTACAGTTAATACTGATACTGTTGGTTATTACGGAAACCCTAATGCGTATACGCTTACGACCTTACCTGCAAGTGATGGTCAAGTACCTGTTATTCGTGTTGATACATCTCTCGCTAATGCTTACAAAGCACAAATAAGTTACCCTACTTCTTTTAGTTCAAGTCCAAGTTTAGGTGACTCTGTTACATGGACAGGAACAGTTGCATATGCTTCTGGAAGTGTTTCTGATATGAGTGGTTATCAAGCAGCCAGTACAACAGCAGATGGCGGTGCAATGCGAATTTATAATTTAACACTAGCAGGGGCAACTTGGTTTAATGTTACTTCAGTTGCTACCTACGGTGGTGGTTCACAGAAAGCATTTCCTGGTGGTTCATATTCGGCAGTTGTAGTAGCAGAATGTATCGCCCAGTAATACTGTGGTTGTTGCTATGTGGTAGTGTAGCAGCACATGATATGACACCCACTTACCCTAAGTGGAAAATGTCTTTTATACCAACTGCTAAAATGACTACAATGAAAGTGTTTAATAAAAGAGCAGATGTACAATGGTATCAGATAGGGGTTTTTGATAAAGAATTTAAACCGATACCTTTTGTAACTAGATATAAAATACTTAGAATTAAGTACTTAAGTCATGTAAAGTTTGATATATACATAAATGATGACAATGTTAAAAAAGCAGAATATGTGTGTACTACATCAAAACTTAGAGGCAATGATGACTTTAAACCTATTGTAGAGTCTAGGATATGTTCGAGGTTTAAGTGAAACGGGTATTAATTTTGCTGTTGTTAGCGACACAAACAATAGCAGACAGCAACTCAATGAGTTTTTCATTACCAAGTATTAGTTCAGTAAGTGGTTCAGATAGTATTAGAGCAGGTGATTTAGATTGTAAGAACGCTATAGGTGGTAGTACTAACTTTGAAGTAGGAATGACAGGTGTAATTAACAATGCTGTTGTTCCAATTATAGGAAAAGCTAGTGATTTAAACCCACAAACTAAGGATATTGGATTATATGCTAGGATAATTATTCCTTTAGATGGCCCAAAAGAAAGAATAAACTGCAATACTTTGTACCAATTAGAGTTACAACGCAGAAGATTAGAGGTAGAAAGACTCAAACAAGAGATAGAATACCTAAAAATGATACAAAATGAAGGTGCATTTAATAACTAATGGCAGACTTAGAGGACATTGTAAGGCAAGGCGAAGGACTTAAAGATAGAAAGTTAAGGATTTTTGGTATAAAATTAAGTGGTGCTAGTATAGTTGGAGCATTAGCCTTTATTTCAACGATTGTTGGTACGCTGTACGGTGGCTTTCTTATGTACCAGAAAGTCGAAGGAATCGCAAATTTGGACTTAGACGCTATAGCTGGACAGATGTCAAAGACTTCAGCAGATGTTATAAGAATAGAAGAACATGCTAACGCAATTAAGATAGAATTAAAGAAAGATATGACCGATTTGCGTAATGCACAATGGAACTTAGAGTCAAAAGTTGATGGTAAACTACAGTCAGTAGATACAAAACTTACTAGCTACGATACAAAGCTAGATAGATTTGAAGTAAAAGTAGAAAAGACTAAAGTAGATATGGAAAAAAGAATACAAGAGTCTTTAGATAACCCACTAGCAAATTAGGAGATTATATGCCATACGGAAAAGGAACATACGGAAGCAAAAGAGGTAGACCACCTATGAAAAAAACTGCTAAAAGAAAAGCACCAATGAGGAAAGGTAAGAAGTAATGGCTAAAGATTCAAGATTAGCTAGGGCAGGTGTATCTGGGTTTAATAAACCAAAGCGTACACCTAATCACAAAACTAAAAGTCATGTAGTAGTAGCTAAAGAAGGTGGTAAAGTTAAGACTATAAGATTTGGACAACAAGGTGTTACTGGTGATAGAAAAAGTACAGCTAGGTCTAAATCATTTAAAGCTAGACATGGTAAAAACATAGCAAAAGGCAAAATGAGTGCTGCTTTTTGGTCTAACAAGGTGAAATGGTAATGGCTAAACGAGGACTATACGCAAACATTAATGCTAGAAAAAAAGCTGGTACAAGTAGAAGTAAAAAAAAATCTACTATTAGCAAAAAAGCCTATGCAAAAATGAAAAAGGGGTTTAAAAAGTGATTGAAGATAATAGAATACAGTTACAATTAGACAAACATTCTGGTCAGATAGCTAAGTTATTTAGTAAGATTGATGACACTAACGA